CCAAATACTAGAATAGTTCGTTTTGCTGATGGCTACGAACACAGAATATTATTTGGACTTGCTGCTCATCAAAATCCAAAAGTTTATAACTTTACTTTTAACGTATCAGAAACAGATGCAGATACCATAGAAGGTTTTCTTGATAGCAGAGCAAATGATAGTGCTAGCTTTACTTTTACCCCACCAGGAGAGGGTTTTACCAAAACAGGAACTTACTCTCAATCAGGAACTACAGTAACAATTACAATTACAAGTCATGGGGTAGCTGTAGGAGATGAACTTACTATTGACTACACAACTGGATCGGCAACTGATGGTACATTTCTTGTTGCTTCGGTTACTGATTCAAATGTGTTTACTGTTACTGCTGCTGCCAGTGCTACTAATAGTGGAAATGTTTCGATTACTTTATCTGGTGCTGGTCAATATGTTTGCGAAACTTGGTCAAAATCTATACCATATAACAATAGAGCAACAATTCAAGCAACATTTAGAGAGGTGTTTGAACCATGAGCAGTTCTGCTATTGTTAGCAATCTTCAGAATATAAACCCATCAGCAATAATTGAACTTTTTACCCTGCAACTTGATAATAGTTTGCATGGTGCTACTACTATTTATAGGTTTCATAATGGCTCATCTTTAAAAGATAATGGAGAGATAGTTTGGGCTGGTAATACTTATCAAAGATTTCCAATACAAGCAGAGGGTTTTCAATATGGAAAAGGTCAACTACCTAGACCTACATTAACTGTTAGTAATGCACTTGGAACAATCACAGCTATTTTATTAAGTGTAAATACAACAACTACAGGTAATGATCTCACTGGTGCGACTGTAACTAGAATAAGAACTCTTGCTAGATTTTTAGATGCTGCTAATTTCCCAAGTAATGTTAACCCTTATGGAACACCAGATTCTACAGCAGAGTTTCCGCAAGAAATATATAAAATAGATAGAAAGGCAGCAGAAAATAGAGATATAGTTCAATTTGAATTAGCTTCAGTGTTTGATCTTGCTGGTGTCAGAGCACCAAAAAGACAATGCACCAGAGCAGATTTCCCTTCTATTGGCACGTTCAACGGATGAATTGGAAAGAAGCTGCTCTTGCTCATGCGAAAGACCAAGATCCTGATGAATCTTGTGGTTTACTATTAAATATTCGAGGAAAAGAAAGATATTATCCTTGTCGTAATTTATCTGCACAATCTGATGAATATTTTATTTTAGATCCAGAGGATTATATAAAAGGCAGTAACTTAGGGACTATTACAGCTATTATTCATTCCCATCCTGATACACCACCTGTTGCTAGTCAGGCAGATAAAATGAGTTGTGAACAAAGTAAACTTCCGTGGCATATTGTTAATCCTAAAACAGAAACTTGGGGATATTATGAGCCATGCGGATATAAAGCACCTCTACTTGGCCGACCTTGGGTTTGGGCTGTTACAGATTGTTGGTCACTAATAGTTGATTGGTATAAGGAAGAAAGAGGTATTGAATTATTGGATTATGAAAGACCGACAAGAATAGAAGAATTTACAGACGATCCAGTGTTTGAAAGATATTTACCAAGTAGAGGTTTTAGATTATTAAAACCAGATGAACCTTTAATGAATGGTGATGTTTTAGCAATGAGCATTTTAGGAAAAGGATTAAATCATGTAGGCATTTTTATAGATGGTGATGTTTTACATCATTCAGCAGATAGACTATCTTGTAGAGAGCCATACAATCCTTGGTTATTAAAATGTACAGGAGGGAGGTATCGTTATGATGCGTAAGATAAAATTATATGGTGAGCTTGCAGAGTTTATAGGTCATAAAGAATTTGAAGTGCAGGTTGATAGTTTACGAAAGGCTGTTAGTTTTCTCATTAATAATTTTCCGCAGGTTGAAGCATACATGAGTCCAAAATATTATCAAGTAAAAGTTGGTAATTATGCGATAGATGAATCAGAAATTAATCATCCTATCGGAAAAGAAGATATACATTTTGTTCCTGTTATAAGTGGTGCAAGAGGATTTGGAAGAATATTATTAGGTGCTGCGTTAATAGGAGGAGCTTTTTTATTTACTCCTTTAACTGCTGGATCGTTTTTTAGTCCTATTGTTGCACCTGGTTCTTTTGCAGCAGCAATGCCTTTGACAAAAGCAGTTGTAGGTTTAGGTGGTGCTTTGGTTTTATCGGGTGTAAGTGACTTATTATTTCCCTTACCTCCATTACCAGACTTTAGTTCAGAAGAAGATCCAAGATTATCATTTAGTTTTTCTGGAACGCAAAATACAGCAAGAGCAGGTACTCCTGTACCAATAGTATATGGAGAAATTATGACAGGATCAGTTGTTATTAGTACTTCTCTTGATACACAGCAGGTACAAGCATGACAGATATACCAAAGAAAATTATTGGTGCTAGACGTAAGAAAAAAACACCACCACCACCCACACGAACACCTGATACTTTACACAGCAAACAGTTTGCTACTTTTCTTGATCTTTTATCTGAGGGAGAAATAGAAGGTTTTGCAACAGCCTCAAAGGAAGGTAGAACACAAGGAACAACTGCATATACTAATGCTGCGTTAAAAGATGTTTTTTTAAACGAAACACCTGTTTTAGAAGCATCTGCTGATTCTGCTAATGCAACTACTACAGATTTTAATTTTCAAGATGTTCAATTTAATCCTAGATTTGGAACGGCAGATCAAGCAAAAGTTGAAGGTATAGAAAGCAGTTCTTCTGTAACATCAGTAGGTGTAACTGTTACAGCATCAAATCCTGTAACAAGACAAATAACAAATACAAATGTAGATAGAATTAATGTTTTGATTACTATTCCTCAACTGCAAAAGGCAACGGATAAAGGAGACATATTAGGTTCAACAATAGAATATAAAATTTCAGTTCAATATAATTCTGGTGGTTTTACTGATTTAATTACTGACACTATTTCGGGTAGAACTGCTGATGCGTACCAAAGGGATTATGGAATAAATATTACTGGCGATTTTCCTGTAGATATTAGGGTTACAAGAATTACAGCAGACAGCACTGATTCTTTTTTAACAGATGAATTTCAATGGACAAGTTTTAGTGAAATTATTGATGATGCAAATACATATCCGAATAGTGCATATAGCTCTTTACGTTTAGATTCTGTTCAATTTAATGAACCACCATCTAGAAAATTTCGTATTCGTGGAGTAAAAATAAGAATACCAGGTGCAGGTGCTAGTGGATCGGGGACACCTACAGTTGATTTACAGACAGGAAGAATAATTTATCCCGATGGTTATATTTTCAATGGAGTCATGGGTGCTGCTGTTTGGTGTTCATGTCCTGCGATGGTGTTACTTGATCTTTTAACAGACACTAGGTATGGATTTGGAGATCATATTACAGATAGTTCATTAGATTTATTTTCCTTTGTAACTGCCAGTAAATATGCAAATACTCTTGTAGATGATGGTTTAGGTGGACAGGAAGCAAGATTTAGTTGCAATGTTAATATTCAAAGTCCAGGAGAAGCATTTAATTTAATAAACGAATTAGCAGGTGTTATGAGATGTATGCCAATCTGGTCTGCTGGTTCAATAAGTATCACTCAAGATAAGCCTACTGATCCAAGTTATCTATTTACTTTATCTAATGTTACTGAAGAGGGTTTCTCATATTCTGGTAGCAGTTTAAAAACAAGACATAGTGTTATATCTGTTTCTTACTACAACATGGATAGTCAGGAAGTTGACTTTGAGGTAGTAGAAGATGCAAGTGCAATAGCAAAGTTTGGAACTATTGTTAAGCAAGTAAAAGCATTTGCCTGTACCTCAAGAGGTCAAGCTAAGAGATTAGGAAAGGCCATATTGTTTGCAGAGCAGAATGAATCAGAAATAGTTGCTTTTTCTACATCTATTGATTCTGGTGCGGTAGTAAGACCAGGTGCAATTATTGAGATTCAAGATCCAGTAAGAGCAGGGGTAAGAAGAGGTGGAAGATTATCTGCTGTTACTTCTACAACTGTTGTTACTGTTGATGATACTTCTGCAACTGATTTAGCGGTAGATGCCAGTGGTAATCCTGTAGGAGATGCAACATTAGCTGTAATTTTACCCGATGGATCGTTTGAAAGTAAGCCAATCTCATCTGTATCAGGTGGGACTATTACTGTTAGTTCTGCTTTTTCTCAGACACCTAATGTAAATGCAAATTTTCTCATATCAAACGTAACTACTCAATCGCAATTATTCAGAGTAATAACAGTAGAAGAACAAGATGGTATAAATTATGCGATTACTGCCTTGTCTTATGTCGAAGGTAAATACGCATTTATTGAAGATGGAGAAGCATTACCAGCAAGAACGGTATCACAACTAGGTGCACTTGCAAAGCCTCCTGCCAATTTAAGTGCAGTTGAGAAAATATTTCCTATAAACAATCAGGCTGTATCAAAAATTGTTGTTAGTTGGCAAACTGTTGTCGGTGTAACTCAATATCAAGTTAATTACAGATTTGGTAATGATAACTTCATAACTGAAAGAGTAACAAGACCTGATTTTGAAATAATGAATAGTAGATTAGGAACTTATACAATCCAAGTATTTTCTTATAACGTACTTGAACAATTATCTGCAACTTCTACCGATATAACTTTTGAAGCTGTTGGTAAAACAGCAGTTCCACAAGATGTTACAGGATTACTTGTCGAACCAGTTTCAGATCAATTTATAAGATTACGTTTTGATAAGGCTACAGATATTGATGTTACTCATGGTGGAAACGTAGTTGTCAGACATAGTAACCTTACAGATGGAACGGGAACATTTACTAATTCTGTTGATATTATTCCTGCTTTACCAGGAAACGTTTCTGAAACATTAGTACCAGCAGTAGATGGAGAGTATATTCTTAAATTTAGAGATGATGGTGGCAGATTAAGTGCTGGAGAGACTTCTGTTGTTGTAACAACTCCTGATCCTGTACCTAAATTACTTGTATTGTCAGATAGAGAAGATACTGATGCGACACCTTTTGCTGGAGATAAAGTTGATTGTTTCTTTTCTGATGATGTAAATGGTCTTGTCCTTGGATCGCTTGATTTATTAGATGGAGTTACTGATTTTGATGCTATAGCTGACTTTGACTTCTTAGGTGCTGTTGATATTACAGGTGGTCATTATGATTTTGCTTCTAAGCTGGACTTAGGTGGGAAACAACCACTTAGGTTAAAACGTCACTTTGTTACACAAGGTTTTTATCCAAACGATTTAATTGATAAAAGATCAGCAAACATTGATACATGGACAGATTTTGATGGCGCTACTGCATTTAATGTCAATGCAAAATTATTAGTGGCAACAACGGACAGTGATCCAGCTACATCTGATTCTGCAACTTATACACAATCTGGAACAACAATAACAGTAACAAAATCTAGTCATGGATTCAGTATTGGTACTTTTGTCGATATTGATTTTACAAGTGGTGGTGCAACTGATGGATATTTTGAGGTTCAATCTGTACCAAGTAGCAGTACTTTTACTGTCACTGCATCTTCTAGTGCAACAATATCCAGTAGTAACTGCAATATCGGAGCAGGATTTACTAAATTCAACACACTCGCTAATGGAACATTTATTGGTCGAGGATTTAGATTTAGATGTGAGATGGATTCAGATGATCCTGCACAATCTATAGAAGTGGATCAATTAGGTTATACAGCAGAGCTAGATAGCAGAACTGAAACTGTAAATACTGTCATAGCATCTGGTACGTCTAGTAAAGCAGTTACGTTCCAGCATCCTTTCTTTACAGGAACTTCTGAACTGGGAGGATCTACTTCTGCTTATCTGCCTAATATTGGAATTACTTTAGAAAATGCTCAGGCTGGAGACTTTTTTGCTTTATCTAGTATTTCTGGTACAGGATTTACAATAGATGTAAAAAATAGAGATACATCTGGTAATGAAACTTTTGTTAATAGAAATTTCAAATATGCCGCAACGGGATTTGGGCGTGGTAGTTAGTATTGAATTAAGATATACTTAGATAAAAAATTGGATTAGGTAATGGCTACTCACGATTATGTTATAGATAACTCCACTGGAGCTAACGTCCGAACTGATTTAAATAATGTATTGCAAGCGATATTAACAAACAACAGTTCTGGTTCTGCTCCTAGTACCACGGCTGCATATATGTTGTGGGCTGATACAAGTAACAATATTCTAAAAATGCGTAATTCAGCAAATGATGGCTGGATTGATTTAAGAACACTTACTGGTGGTCTTACGACAACTGCTGATGCGACAATAAACTCTATAACTGTAGGTAAAGGTGCAAACTCTGTTGCTGGTAACACTGTTCTTGGAGAAAGTGCTTTAGATGCTTCTGTAACTGGTGGATTTAATACTGCAATAGGTAATACAGCATTAACAACTCTAACCTCTGGAACACATAACACTGCTGTTGGTCGTCAGGGCTTATTTTCTACTACAACTGGATCAAACAATACTGCAGTGGGTTCTGGTACATTAGCAAGCAATACGACTGCAAGTAACAACACAGCTATAGGTTTAAATGCCTTAAATGCAAACACAACTGGAAGTTCTAATCATGCTATTGGAAATAATGCTTTAGACGCAAACACTGAAGGTGGCAGTAATGTCGCTATAGGTTCTTACGCCTTATCTGCTAATACGACAGCAAGCAATAATACTGCGGTTGGACAAGGTGCGTTAGAAGCAAACACAACTGGAAGTCCTAATGATGCTTTTGGAGCTAATGCCTTAGACGCTAATACTACTGGAGCTGGTAATTCAGCTTTTGGTAAAGATTCTTTAACGACTAATACGACAGGTAGTGCTAACGCAGCTTTTGGTAAGGAAGCTATGAAATTTAATACAACAGGTGGTCAAAATGTTGCTATTGGCCCTAATTCTTTAAAACAAAACACCACAGCTTCTAATAATGTTGCTGTGGGATACTTCTCTTTAAACGCAAACACAACTGGAGGTTCTAATACTGCTGTAGGTACAAACGCTTTAGATGCTGCTACAACTGCAAATCATAACTGTGCTTTTGGTGTTTCTGCTTTAGGTGCAGATACAACAGGTGCAGATAACTGTGCTTTTGGTGTAGCTGCTTTAGCAAATAACACAACAGCAAGTAATAATAGCGCCCTTGGTCGTGCTGCTTTGCAAGAAAACACAACTGGAGCGTACAACGTAGCGGTAGGTGCGTTAGCGTTAGATGCAAATACAACTGCAAGTTACAATACTGCTGTAGGCGAATCTGCACTTACTGATAATACAACAGGCCATAGTAATACTGGAGTGGGATATGTGTCTTTAGGAGATAATACAACTGGAAATTATAATACTGGCCTAGGTAACTTAGCACTTAGACTTAACACAACTGGTAATTTTAACACAGCAGTAGGTTCTCATGCTTTAGATGCAGTTACTACTGGAGTGGCTAATTCTGCTTACGGTTATGCTTCTTTAAGTGAAAATACTGATAGTTATAACACAGCTTATGGTTCATATACTATGGCAGCAAACACAAGTGGTGCAACTAATGTTGCCGTTGGATCGTTTGCTCTTTATAGCAACACCACTGCAAGTAGCAATGTTGCCGTTGGTTATAATACGTTATTAAATAACACAACTGGAGCTTTAAACACTGCCGTAGGAAGAGATGCTTTAGATGCGAACACTACTGCTGGTTGTAATGAAGCTTTCGGATACGCTGCTCTAACCACTAACACTACTGGATCGCCTAACTCCGCATTTGGATGCAGTGCTTTGTCTGCAAACACTACTGGTGGGTCTAATACAGCAGTGGGTTATCAAGCTTTATCTTCAAACACAACCGCAGATAATAATGTTGGGGTTGGTAGACAAGCATTAGGATTAAACACAACTGGAACAAGAAACACTGCCGTTGGAGCACATTCTTTAGACGCTGCTACAACCGCAAATGATAACACTGCCGTTGGTTATGCTGCATTGGGTGTTTGCACAACTGGAGCAGACAATGTTGCTGTAGGTAGTTTCGCTTTAGATGCTTCAACTACGGCAGCTAGAAACGTTGCTATCGGTAATGGAGCATTATCTAGTACAACAGAAGGAAGCGATAACACTGCTTTAGGTCGTGATACTATGTTTGCCAACACAACTGGTGCTGGTAACACAGCCGCAGGTCGTAATGCGTTAGACGCTAACACCAGTGGTGGTAGTAATGTAGCAATAGGTTATGGTTCTTTAGGAGCTAATACTACTGCAAGTAACAACACTGCTGTTGGATATGATGCACTATTATCAAACACAACTGGAACTCAAAATGTTGCGGTGGGAACAAGTTGTTTAGATGCTAATACCACAGGTGGATTTCTTACGGCTGTTGGAGTAAATGCTTTAACGAATAATACTACAGGAAGCGGAAATTGTGCCCTTGGAAATGGCGCGTGTGATAACGTAACAACTGGATCAAACAACATTTGTGTGGGTACAAATGCAGATGTATCGGATGGTAGTTCCAGTAATAGAATTGTGATTGGTACAGATGTAAATCTTCAACTAAACGATACGTTTGCTTTTGGTAAATCAGGAAATGTTGTTTCAAATATTTTTACCTCAAATGCTACTTTTACCAGAAACTCTGATGTCTCGTTAAAAAAAGATGTTCTTACAAATGAGGACTGCGGTTTAGACTTTATAAATGATTTGAGAACAGTTACATTCAAATGGATAGATGATAGTAGTTATAACAAAAAAATGTATGGATTTATTGCACAGGAAGTTAAAGCAGCATTAGACAAACACAATATTACAGATTTTAACGGTTGGAACGAAATGCCAGATGGTTTACAAGGTATTTCATACGAAATGTTTGTCATGCCACTTGTAAAAGCAATACAGGAGTTATCCGCAAAAGTCACAGCCCTCGAAGCAGGGTAAACTAAAAGTAACCTAATTTTTTATTATGGAAGAAAGAACTTCTGATGAAATTGCAGCAATTTTCTCTGCTGCTGGCGATAGCGTAACTGTTATCGGTACTGCTCAAGAATCAGATGAAACTGATGCTGATTTTAAAGACAAAATCAAGCGTAACGTAGAGCATCTTGAAATTATCAAGGCTTACAAAAAACTTGATGAAACAACTTCTATCTGGACATCAGAAGATTTTACAGCGATTGATGCTGCTATCACTGCTGGCAAAAAACTCTACTAAATTATGAATTTACAGGAAAGACTACAGCAACTTGCTATTGAAAGGCAAAACCTTATTATTGCCTTACATGAAGTTAACGGGGCGATGAAGATTCTTGAACAGCAGATTCTTGAGATTCAAGAGACATCCGAAGCAAACCAGCCATCAGATACAGAGGCATCAATCCCACAAGAAGAAGCAGTACCATCAGAGTAAGTGGTGCTACCATTTTATTAAGAACTTCTTTGACCATGTTTCAAAAAATCGCGAACATTTTGAGTATTATCTCATTTGTAATGGTAGCTTCCATAAGTGGTGGAACGTACTTTGCATATAAATATGTAACATCAGAACAGTTCAAAACAAAGGTGATGAATCAAATTATGGCAAATGTGCAAACATTGATGCCCAAAGTGCTAGACAATGCGATGCCCGACATATCTGGCCCATCTATCCCTATTCCTAAAAAATGAATTGCTGGCACTGTAAAACTGAACTAATTTGGGGTGCTGATGCTGATATAGAAGAGGATTTTCAGCCTGTTCTATACCAAGAGTATTCAATGGTAAGTAACTTTTCTTGTCCTAAATGTGATTCGTATGTAGAAGTCTATAAAAGAAGAGATGCCTATGACTGAGATTCGTGAGATAGTAATACCACAGATACCACAGATAAATGTAAATACTTATATTTCTACTCCTTTACCGCTATTAAACGTACCTTTACCAAACATAGATTTACCAGGATGTGTAAAAACCCATAGAGATTCTTCCGTTAAAAATACACAAATAATTGAAGATGATGTTAATGGAGCGTTTTATAGCTGTCCCGAAGGTAAAATTCCTTCTTTCGTTCCAATAAATTATGACAGGAAAAAAATTGAAATTGTAGAGCAAAAGCAAGAAAAACCTGTAAACAACGCTAATATTCCAGAACCTAATACACCTGAGATCCCCGATATTCCAAAAGAAAAAGAATCTATAAAGATAGAACCCTGCCCAGGTAGCAAAGATCAGCGAGTTGGAGATTTTCGTAACGAAAAAAGATTAGAGCGTGTCATCGGACATGAAAGAGGTGATGATGGGATTGAGTGCATTACTCTATATGAAAACGTTCCTTTTGTGGATCAATACATCCCAGAACCGAGCACTATTGTTTCTACTGCTGTTATCGGTCTTGTGGCT